ATTGGTGGGACAACTATCTGAAAATTGGTGGGGTAACTACCGGTCTCGGCCTTGCTACGTCGAAAACGTGGTATGATCTGATCTCCAATTGGTCGGGCGCAGAAGATGAGCAACTTGCTGTACCTGTTGGTACAGATCAGACTTCAGACAAATCAGTTACCCAAGCTCTCTATTATCAAAACCAAGGACCAGATGCAGCGTTCGCACAGTTTATTAACTGGATGTTTCAAAACGGTATTAATCATGGTTCGTTTACGCCTAACATGCAAAATCAATTGGGTGGGGTAGTACCTGCTGGTGAACAGGTTCAACAGCTATTAAATCCAAGCGGCCTTGGTCAAGCAGATCAAGCGCGCGCGCAGTTGTTGCTTTTGACAGATAATAATCAACGAAAAGAAGCAATCGATTTTCTAAGTAATGTTGAAGTTGACGAAGTAACTCAACGAGTTAATGATCTTATTGATCAAAGAATTCACGAAATGGTTCTGTGGGTAAACTCAGGTACGCCTTTAGCGTTGATTGATCAAAGCGATTGGGCACAATCCGTACCGGCGTATGGGTATGGAAAACTGCAAGAAATTTCTGATGGAAGCAAGCGGCATAGAAATCTTGTTAAAAAAATGATTGAAGAACGCAACATAGATGTCTTGTCTCCTGAAGAACAAGAAATTTTTCTTAACGATGAAACTTTGAACAAGGTGTTGTTTGGTCTTCACGAAGAAGCGGCAAACGGTTTCCTTGTAGAACTGTCACAAAATAACCCATTGATGATGCTTGGGAATTTGACAGATCCGGTCAGCGGAGGAGTATCTAAGTACGGGTTTGTTCAATCATATAACGGTACTGAGTATGGTCAGATTGAAACTGTATACGATTTGTTTTCAGGTGGAATGATTGGTCCTTTCAATACGTCGGTACTGCTTTCAAATCTGTATGAAGCCACTAGAGATGTAAACGGTTATTCAGAAGTACTTAACCGCCTTCAGTCAGAGTTGTACGCATGGGGGTACATAGATTCTGTTGAGCAATGGGGGCATTTGGAAAACATACAAGCAGGGTCAGTAGCGACAGTTGATGCGCTTCAACGGTTTCAAACAGAAATTTATCAAGAAGCATTGAAAGAACAACAAAGCATTGGTGGAGACAGTTTAATTTCTCAAAACCAAACACCGCGTGTTAAAAAAGTTATGGACCAAATGCTTAGGAAACGATTAGCAGGTGGGCCTACATTGATGGCGTCAGACATTGAAAGCCAATTGATCAATAATGTCGCTGACAAAATTGAAGGCGGTATGAGCGGCATGATGGGTGCGTCCGATGATACAAAGCATTTAGTAACGCAGATGATTCGTGACATGGACCCACGTAGGCAAGAAGCGTTGTCTGGTGGTGGCGGTTCGATAGATGAAGTACGTTTGATGGATCATATGTTGTCTGGATTTTACGGAACATCTTACGGGACATCTGATTGGGCCGTAAAAGTTGACTGGAATTCTGACAGCCCTAACGGGCAAAAAGAAAATTATCAAAAGTATGGGGTGCGAACTGGCGCTATTGGCAATTTAGACAGCAATTATTTGAACGAGTCGGAAGATATAACTCGGGCTGTTCTTCGGCAAATTATTGCAAGAGATGTAGAAGACTTTCAAACAATTACTGAAGAACAAATTGCTGACGCATTAACTGTATATGGTGAAACTGCTGGTTTGAAAAACAATGTGACAGAAGGCGGCAAGTTTACTCGTGATGACTACACCGAAATGGCTCGTAGTGTTTACGGTAACTGGTCAGGTGTTCGTTATGAAACTGATCCTGATGAAAAGATTTTAGAAATGCGGGCAAGGCAGGCTTTGCATGGTTCTAGCGATACCCAAGCGTTGTCGTCTGCGATTAGCCGATTGACTCCAAGAGGATCGAATAGGGTGCGTGTCTGATGGCTGATGCAACAAATTCTTTGTCTTCGTTTACGGGACGGTTGAAGGCTTTTCAAAACGAGTTGGGCAAGCAGGGCGTAAATAGTGTTACGCAACTTGAGTTGCTTCAAGATGAAGAAGTGAATCAAATCTATTTGGATCTAATGCAATCTGGTAATCAGCATTTGGCTGACTTGATCGGCAACACTTCAGATTCTGATTTAGTTCAAGGTAACGCAGCGGTGGTTAACCCTGAGTCTTTGTCTATAGACGAAACTTTGTTGAGGAATGCCGCACAGCGTTGGGGTATCGACATTGATCCTGATATGCCACAGATCTGGCGAGATAAGAAAGCAGGAGTAAATAAACGAATCAACGGCGATGTCAAGAACTTTGATAAGACTTCGTTGATGGAGTTTGCTGCGTCTATGTTCTTTGAAGAAGAAGAGCAACGTACTCAACTTGCATCAAGTGGTGTGACATATCAGTACCAGATGCAGTTAGATGATGCTGTTCCTGCTTCTTCTCCAAAGTTTCTGGATTGGTTCCAGAAGACAATGGGTGTTTGGACGAGTTTGCCTGCTGGTTATCGTTCGCAGTTTCTTACTGATTTGCAGCGAACCGATGAGCAGGCGTGGGCTGATCTGATTCACGAATGTATCTATGAGCCGGGTGAACGGCCTTCGGATAGAACTGAAATTATTCCTGATCCCGTGGGGCAGCATCCGCTGCCGCTACCTAAAAACCCCGGCGACCCTGATTTTGATCCCGGCAATCCTGCCTATCCTAAAAACCCCGGCGATCCTGACTTCGATCCCGGCAATCCTGACGATCCTAAAAACCCCGGTGATCCTGATTTCGATCCCGGCGATCCCTTTCTTACCGATCCTCCACCTCCACCACCGGTACAACCTGATCCATCTGATCCACAAACCCCCAGCGTTTTTGGACCTAGTTATCGGCATCCGGTAATTCGACCTGAAGATTCGCCAAGGAGAGATAGTTCTTTTGGTCAATACTTTGAGCATCCGTTAGATCCTGAAGCATGGGAACGTCACGGATTGGGGTTCTTGCGTACTTTGACTCCCGGTTTCATGGAGGATTGGTTGATGGAAAACTACAATAAGGAAGCATCTGCTAAACGACGCGCAGAAGAATACGGGGTTTCGTAATGAAGATGGCATTTGAAGACCGGCGGCGCTTTGCCGAAGATGTCCTCAAGGGGATTGAAGCCCCGTTGACGCCTCAGAACATGGAGTTGATGTTGACATGGATGGCTAAAGAGAATACTGATGCAACCTTTAACCCGTTGGCTACCACAATGGGTAAATCAAAATTGGATAAAGGTCTTGGGTATACGCCATACAATCGGACTGCTGAAGATATACCTCTTGTATTGAATTATCCCAATTGGGAAACTGGGGTGCAAGAAACCATCGATACTCTTATCGGCGGTCAGAGTTGGAAAGATCAAGATGCTGTTGCCCGTCAAGCAGATTACTATGACCATCTAGTCGATGCTTTGAGAGATGGAACGTCTTTGCAGGCGGCTCTTTCTGATGCTCAAATTGTAAAAGAGTTGGGTACTTGGGGTTCGTTGGCGGCTTATACGACCGGTAAGGCCATGGACGGTACGTCTTATGCCTTGTCGATAGAAGAGATCCAGCAGAAACTAAGTAGCGATTTGCCTGAATTGGCTTCTGTAAAAAATACTGGCTTTACATTAGAACAACTCGCTGGGATCTATACGGAATGGGGTGACGTTAGTCCGCTTGCCCCTGAAGAAGTTCCTGTTGTAGAAGAAGCAGGGATACCAGATACGTCAGGTATCGCTGATAGTTTTGGCGAGTCTGTTCTTCCCGGTTCGGAAAATTCTCTTCAAGAAGATGCCGTCTTGGTAGAAGATAATGCTTTTGCTGAAGATGCTTTTCCTGAGCCGGGAGAACCGCTTTTTGGTGGAGCAACAGATGAACCACCAGAAGATACGTCTGCCGCAGGTCTAGATAGGTTGTTGGCCGAGTTGGAAGTCGCTGAAATGAACTCGCCACAGCAATTAGATTTGTGGCTTAGTGGCTTAATACCTGATAAAAAAAATAGAGGAGAACGCCTTTCTCAAAACACTAAAAACGAACTTATCGCAGCAATAACAAATGGAGAAATAACTAAACCTCAAATTGAAAAAGCATGGGATAGCGGTAAAGCTGTAGCAGTTGAGCAATTGTTGATATCAAACGAATACAGGGCAAACGATTACAATTATATTTCGCTTTGGGGTTCTTTAGATGCTGCTGCTGGTGATACGACGGTCGAAGATTTTCTTAACGAATGGGTAGGCAAACGATTTGACTACCAAGACGTAGATCGGTACACCGGAGATTTTCTTGCTGCTCTTAAAAGTCAAGAGTGGTGGACGCAGAAAACTCTTGACTGGAAACGTGGTCTTGAATGGACTTACAACAACCGATTCGGTGCAGGGGTTGAGGGTTCCGAATATGAAACTCAGTTATCTGATGCTAGAAATGTAGTACGTAAGGCTATTAATGATTTTGATAGTTCGTTGTTGGTTGAGTTGGAAAGCAAAGATCCTTTTTGGATAGAAAACTTTGTTGTTGATCAGATATACAACGGACTTGGTAGTTCTTTGTTGAGTGGTGAAGGCAATTGGAATCAAACTCTTGTACAAATAACTAATCGCGCATTAGGTGCGATGTTGGAAGGAGAAGGTCGTCCTGTTGGTGTGGGTAATGCGCAAAGTAATTTTGATGAAATCTCATCCTATGCTTATTCTCAATTAGTTAATTTAGATCCTGTTCAAGTTAGACAACAAGCCAATGCCATAGCCGCTGGAACTTTAACATTGGCTGAAGTTCAAGCAGGTATTGATGATAAAGCGTTTAACCGTATAGATATGCCGACTGCTCAATTGCGTGACATGTTGGCTACGTCTGGTTTTGCTGAAGGATCTCAAAGTCTTTTAAATTATTTGCAGCCGTTAGCAGATGCAGTTGGTAGCACTTGGGGTTTAAGTACTAATGAATTAAACGTTTATGATCCGTTTGTAAAAGACAATATGGTTTTTACTGATGACACTGGAGAACAAAAGTTCCGTACATCTTTAGAAATGTCTAATCTTGCGCGTCAAGATAACAGGTTTAAACAATCTCCTGCTTACAAAAGTGGCATGGGCAATATAGTTAGAAGTATCATGTCTACTATGGGAGCAGTTTGATGGCTTTGGAACTAGCCGATGACGAATTTACTTGGGAGTATACAGAATCTACGGGTACTGAAGTAGTAGAAACATCACCCGGGATTTTCCAAATGCAAAACACGGCAGATTTTGTGCCGGGCACTTGGACTCAAACGAATGCTGCTACCGGTGAAGTAACTACAGGATACGATGCTTACGCAGGAGTAGTGGAATCAGGACTACTTGGTAGCGGTAAGTTAATTGGTGGTGGTGCTGGTTCTAAATATGACAAGTTGTCGTTGCGACAAATCGCAGATCAGTTTGGTGAATTTTATGATTCTGTAGGATTTGCAGATGAAGCAAAGTTTATAAGTTCAGGCGACCCTGACCAGCAAGCTAGACACATGGTTAGAGAAGTACCCTTTAACGATGGTACTGGTAGATGGACTATCTATTATAGCGATGGATCTTTTAAAGTAGTTACTCGTGGTAATGGTCAATCCCCCGACGAAGAAAATGAGTTCGCCCCTGACGGTACTCCTTTATCTGCGGAACACTCTGAGTTCAAAGGAGCGTTTTATCAAGCAATGAATGAAATTGGACTTGAAAGTTCGCTTATAGAATCGTTGTGGAAGTGGGCAGAAAAGCGTTTTGTTGCTGACTCTTCTTTTGGTGCTGCTCAAGCGAGTGTAGAACTGTATGAACAGCCTGCTTTCAGGAAACGTTTCTCTGGTATTGCTGAGTTGCGTGATGAAGACGAACCGCGACGCGATATTCCTTCTCCTGCTGAATATTTACGGTTTGAAAAAGATGTAATCAAATCCATGACGTTGGTTGGTATGGATACTGAAACAGCAAACGTTGATGAACTTATTAAAAATCTTGTTATCAATTCAGTCGGTTTAACTGAAGTTGACCAACGGTTAGCAGCAGCCAAACGAATGGTTTATGATGTGCCAGATGATGTCCGCAATACATTTTTGGATTGGTACGGACCTGAAGCCGCTGAAGCAAACCTAATGAAAACTTTTCTTGATCCTGAAGATAAGTGGGGTGGTAGTTGGCCTAGTATGTTGGAAAAAACTAGAACAGCGGAAATTGGTGGTTGGGCAAAAATGTATGCAGGTATCGATATGACTCAAACAAAAGAAGCCGCTAGTAAAATTTCTAAGTTAGGTATAAGTAATGCGGAAACGTGGTCTAAGTTTGCTACGTTGCGTGAACAAGAAAACTTGTTTGCAGAAAATCTTGATGAGGTTGTTGACTTGGATACAGAAACACATGGCGTTTCTGAAATTTTCAATATTGATGTTGCTAATGATGAAGGGTTGTCGCGCTTTGAAATTCAAGACATATTGCAGAAGCGTGCAGAAAGACGAGCCACACGATTTAGTGGTGGCGGCGGTGCGTTAATGTCAGGTACAACTACAGGTTACGGAGCAACCAATGCCTAAAGTCGGCAAAAAGAAATTTCCTTACACTCAGAAAGGCAAGGCTGCTGCTAAGAAAGCAGCCAAGAAAACAGGGAAGAAGGTACGAAGTGGTTACTAAGGACGTTATTGAACGGGTAGTTGCTACCTTTATTCAGGCATTTCTAGGTATTTTTGTTGTCGGTGGAGACATCGGTAACGCTAAGGCTGCTGCGTTGGCTGGTGCTACGGCTGCGTTGAGTCTTGTCAAGGGCATGGTTGCTTCTCGCTTTGGCGACAAGTCGGCTTCAGCGGCTTCGTGATGACTGGGGGATCGACATCTCGCACCTTTCGCACTTGGGGTAATAAGGAAATAGATCGGGCTGCTGCAAAACTGGTGTATGATGTCCGCACTCGAGATAAACAGAAATTGAAGAAAAACCCTGAGTTTCATACCGCTGCTTCATTTATGCGAACTGAATGGGATAGGCGGATTGCTGCTATTTATGATGGTAAGCCGTACCGTGATCCTTATGGGCGACCGGGTAGCGGCAAGGTTGAAGCCAAACGTAAGAAAAAGGGTACGTCGATCTAATGACAAAGCCCATCCCTAGCCGCTCCCATCATTTAAATCCACAGGCTGACTATCCTCCTTATGAGACTTTTGCACATTACGGTAATGCAAAGACCGATAAACGCATGGCGAATCAAGCTTTCTATCGGCGTGCGGTAGGTCCGAAGAATCGAAAGCGTGCACAAAAAAATCCTGAGGTGCGTTCTGCTGCTCAACATTTTCGTAGTACATGGGATATGCGAACTGCCCATCTCTATGAGGGAAAGCCTTACAAGTCACCTTATAACGCGAGGAAGGGAATGTCGTTAAAGATAGAGAACCCGCTGAAGGGTACGTCGTTCTAATGGGTGACAGTGTGGTAACCGATCTCAAACAGGTAAAGATTTCAAGGATTACTCTTGGTTTGATCTTGTCGGTGGCTGTTACCACTAGTGTTATCGTTTGGAATGCTGCTCAGGTAGCAGGTCGGATCGATGACTTAGAAAAGACTGTTACTATTATTGATCAGAACACTGGTACTGATAGTGCCGTGTTGGCTCGGCTTGCTTCTATCGAAGCAGGTGTGAGTACTAATGCTGATGCATTGGAGAACATGCGTCTTGCTCGTGTTGAAGATACACGTAACTATGCTTCTAGTGTGATGATGGAGATAGTTGTTGGTGATCTCGAAGGTGTCAAACAACAAATAGAATCTCTTCTTGGTATTGTTGAAGGGGGGCTAGGAGAGTTTGATCAGATCAATGACAGGATCGATGAGATCAATGAGCGTTATGACAGCCTAGAGTTTCGTACTGATCTTGCTGAAGATGCTTGTCGTACTAAAAAATGGTGTGACGATTACTTTGATGACAACGAGTGATTGTAATTAGTGTTGCGTTCGTGTTACACTTGTAACGTAGGCCGCTGCGCGCTCTTACGGGCCGGTGAGTGCTTATCCCATCTTGGACACCCACGCCCTTGATGAGTAGTTAAGTGGAGACAGAACCGGAATGTGACGACCGGGGATGTTCTTATTGAGTCATCTACCGCACAGTTCCTCCGACTGTGTGCGATTAGGCAGGAGAGACATCATGGCAGAAGATCAGGAATACGGTGGAATCAAGGAGTTGCGTGACGCCGCAGAACGTGGCAAGAAAGCATCGCAAGAACTTGATGACATGAAACGCGAGATGGCGTTTCTGAAAGCCGGGGTTGATATTGATACCAAAGCAGGGAAACTATTATTTAAAGCTTACGACGGAGAACTGGATACAGATCTCTTGAGGGCTGAAGCGGAAGAACTAGGCATCCTTAAAGGTGCAGAGCCAACGCTACAGCCAGAGCCGGATAGTAATGAAGCCGATGTGCAAGTTGCACAAGAGCGCAGGAATCTTGCAGCGAATCAAATCACACCTGAGAATCAAACGGAAAACCCATACGACGCAGGTCATCGACAGTTTCAGGAGATGGTTGCAGACGGTCGTCCTATAGAGGACTCGGCTGCACGTTTCGTACACACTGTGCTGGAAGCAGCAGGTGGGGCAGATCCAGATCCTCGGGTAGTTTCTGGTTAACAATGCCTACATACGTTTATCGTTGTTCTAAATGTACGGCTCTTTATGAGCGTGTACAGGGTATGCGTGAAGACGCAGACACGGTTTGTTTGGAATGCGGAGAAGAAACAATCAAGCGGATTCTTCAATCCACATCAACCACGGCTGCTGCTACACCATCAAGAATGAACAAGGTTCCACCGGCTCAAGCCAATCCGGCTTGGGAAAAAGGAATCTCAGGCGAGCATAGACGGGACGGATCGTTTGTTCCTTATTTGCACGCTGATGGTACCCGTATTGGTGTCAAAGAGTTTGCCGATAATCGCACTAAGTATGAGCGGATTTTGCGAGGGAAGAAAAACCAATCCACTTAACTATTTAGGAGCGTGTTATCATGGCCGTAGTCGGCTTTTCAGGCAAGGTCACTTCGTATGACCTAGCCGTCGGCGTTAAGATCAACATGGACGAACTCATTTATATGATTTCGCCTGTTGATTCACCACTTATCAACGGTGTTGGTACTGACGGGCGACAGTTGCTTGCCAGTTCCCCTGTTGATCAGACCACTTTCAAGTGGATGGACGAAGAACTACTGTTGCCACGCGCATTGGTAGATGTTTCCAACACGGATACAGGCACGAGTCATCTCGCTGTTGAAGTGTCAGCAGCCGATTCATATAAGTTTCAGGTCGATGATCTGATTACTGTTATGGATAGGTCCGCTGTTCAGCACGCAGCAGTTCTTCGGATCACCGCTATCAACAACACCACGGGCGTTTTGACGGTCGTAGGTTGGGCTAACCATGCAGCGCAGACTGCTACCATTGGTGAAACAACAAGTGCTGGAAACGGCGACCTTGTTGTTTGCGTTGGTACAGCACTGGTTGAGGGTTCAGACCCGGGTACTGCCCGGTCGGCTGACCGGACGATCCGCTCTAACTTCACTCAGATTTTCGGGCCAACACCCGTCAATATGACTCGTACAGAGCAGCAGATCAGCCGGTATGGCGTTAGCGACGAGTTTGCCAAGCAGTTGTATGGCCGCTCAGTTGAGAACGTCATCAGTCGTGAGCAGGCTTACCTGTATGGTCAGCCTATTGACGACACCACAAACAAGCGTCGGTCAACTGGTGGGTTGAATTCTTTCATCACCAGCAATGTCGATACTACGACAACTTTGACGATAGCGTCGCTTGAGTCTGTGATGCAGGATTGCTACAACAACGGTGGGGTGCCTGATCTTTTGATCGCTAACCCTACTTCGATGGCAACAATCAATGACATCTCGGATTCAGGTCGAGTGCGTACTGTCATTGATGATCCGCGTCGTGGCCGTGTGCCGGTTACTTCTGTGTTCACTGAGTTTGGTGAGACACAGTTGGTGCGGAACCGTTGGTGCGATAAGGGTACTGCTTTTGCTGTCAAGAAGGAGAACATCCAGCGCCGCGTTATGCAGCCAATGGTTGTTGAGGCACTTGCAAAGACTGGCGATAGCGATTCAGTCATGCTTCTGTGCGAGGAAGGCCTTCAGGTGAAGGGCGAATCACACATGGGCAAGTGGACTACCCTTACTGGTTACACCGGTTCGTAGGTAAAACCGCTAGCAGGATTAGGGGGGGGTGGGGCCTAGCCCTGCCCCCTTCTAGCCATTAGGATCGAACTATGACTATTGAACGTGCTGGCGAAAAGTTTTCTGGTTACAACAAACCTAAGAGAACGCCTAACCACGGAACAAAATCTCATGCGGTTCTAGCAAAAAGTGGAACTCAAATAAAGTTAATTCGCTTTGGTCAAAAAGGTGTATCGGGAGACAAAGGAAACACAGCACGGTCCCGATCATTTAAAGCCCGTCACGCTGCGAATATCAAACGAGGTAAAATGTCTGCTGCTTACTGGTCTAATAAGGTGAAGTGGTAATGCCTACTGTCGGTGATGTTGTAACTCGTACAAAGCGTTTACTTAATAGCAATACACGTACCGAGTTAGATGCGATCCATACTATGTTGCCAACGGCAACAACTTCGACTATTCGATTGAAGTATCAGACAGATGGTATCCGGGCAGGGTCTTATATTTCTGTTGGTAGTGGGACTACTAATCCAGAAACAATGTATGTCCATGCTCGCAACGGTGAGTACGCAACTGTGCAGCGTGCCGTTGATGGTAGTACAGCACCGACAACATTAGGGTCGGGTAGTGATGAGTCGTGGCAGGCTGATACCACGATTGAAGTTGAGCCACGATTCACGGAGCATCAAATTTATGAGGCAGTACGTGACGCTATCCGTGGGTTGCCTGCTAATCTTTATGGGGTATCTACTATTAGCCCATCGGTAAGTAGTACTTCAGATAAAGCAATCAACTACGATTTTAGTTCGACGGGGTTTCTTCATGTTCTCCAAGCACTT